AAGCCGTGTAGATGCAATTAGTACATAAGGAGAATAAATGGCTGAGATAAATGAACAGGTTTATATAGGTGATAGAGCAGCTGAAACTAGCATACACCATCACGCAGCAGCTTTTACTAGACCTATGGTAATAGAAAGTGCTGTGTTAGCTGGTCCTGTAACTTTTAGCGCAACAGTAACTGTAACCGGAACGTTGGTAGTAATATAATGAGTAAAATAGAAGTAAATGCAATAGATGTGCAATGTGGTTCTACCTTAACTTTAGGTAGTTCAGGTAAAACAGTATCCCTTGCACCAGGTTCATCGATAGGAGGGGTTGGTACAGTTAGTTGGTGTACAACTGCTAAGACTTCACCTTTTACTGCGACGAGTGGTAATGGATTTTTTGTTAATACAGCATGCGGAGCTGTAACTGTTACATTACCAGGTTCACCCACTGCAGGAAGCATTGTTGCATTCAAAGATTACTCAAACACTTGGGACAATAATAGTGTAACAGTATGTAGAAACGGATCAAAAATTAATGGTGTATGTCAAAATGCAACTTTAAACACAGAATCACAATCAGTAACTTTAATTTACGTTGATGGAACAAAAGGATGGCAAGATATTCAAGACTCTACATCAAATGTAACAGGAACAACTTTTATATCTGCTTCAGGTGGAACAGAAACAACTTCAGGAAATTTTAAAATACATACATTTACTTCAAGTGGTTGTTTTGCAGTTTCTTCTGCTTCTAATTCAGCACCTTTAAATGATGTTTCATTTTTAGTGGTAGCTGGAGGAGGCGGTGGAGCTGGAGATAATGGAGGTGGCGGTGGAGCTGGTGGTTTTAGAGAAAATAAAGGTTCTGAAGATTCTTATACTGCTTCACCTTTAAATGGAGCAACTCCAATAACAGTATCAGCTCAAACATATCCTATTACTATAGGTGCAGGTGGATCAGCTGGTGCAGCACCATCTCCTTATAATGGAACAAGTGGTGCAGATTCAGTATTTTCAACAATAACATCAGCAGGTGGTGGTAGAGGTGGAACAGGACACACTTCACCAAGTGATGCAGGTGCTGCAGGTGGATCCGGAGGTGGTGGAGGAAGAAAAGCTGGTGGATCAGGGGCAGGAAATACACCACCAGTAAGTCCAGCTCAAGGTTTTGCCGGAGGAGCAGGACCTCCAGGAACGTCCAACTGTCAAGGTTCAGGTGGAGGCGGCGGTGCAACAGCTGCAGGTAGTAATGGTTTACCAACATCTTGTAGTGGTTCCGGTTGTGGTGGAGCAGGAGCAGGTACAGGTATAAATCCAGCATCACCAGTAGGGACTCCAGGACCTAGTCCTTTAAGATTTTTTGGAGGAGGTGGAGGAGGCTCTTTAAAAGGAGGACACCCACAACCTCAATCAACAGGAGGAGTTGGAGGTGGTGGAAATTACGTGAGAGGTGTTGGATCTACTGCTGGAACTACAAATACTGGAGGTGGAGGTGCAGGAGATGCAGCTGGTGGTTCAGGTATAGTTATAATAAGATATAAATTTCAATAATGACTAGTACAATTAAAGTAAATAAAATAGAAAAAGTTGACGGAAGCACAATAGAAATAGGTGGACCAGGCACTGCTGTTAATTTAGCTTGTGGTGCTACACAAACTGGATTTGGAAGAACAGGCACAGTTAATTGGTGCACAACAGCTAAAACTTCACCTTTCACTTCAGAAAATGGTAAAGGATATTTTGTTAATACAGGAGGTGGAGTTGTTACTGTAACTCTACCAAGTTCACCATCAGCAGGTGATATCGTTGCAATTAATGACTACGGTAGAACTTTTGCTTGTAACAATGTTACATTATGTAGAAATGGTTCCAAGATGTGTGGTAATTGTGCCAACACTACTTTAAGCGTAAACGGAACATCAGTTTCATTAGTTTACGTTGATGGAACTAAAGGTTGGAAAGCAGTTAATGATGATTCAGTAGGTTCATTAGGAGCGTCTTATATTACTGCTACAGGAGGAAATACAGTTGCCACTTGTGGAGATTTTAAAATTCATACGTTTACATCAAGTGGAACTTTTTGTGTAAGTTCAGCTGGTAACTCTGCTGGTTCTAATAAAGTAAGTTATGTTGTGGTAGCAGGTGGTGGAGGAGCTGCATATAATTCTGGTAATTCTTCTGGTGGTGGAGGAGGTGGTGGTTATAGAGAAGGTAAAGCAACAACTTTTGATTCTTATACAGCATCACCGTTAGTAGCACCTGATGGTTTAGCAGTAACAGCTTCCGCTTTTCCAATCACAGTTGGAGCAGGCGGTGCAGCAGGAACTCCAGGCGCGCCTGTAAAAGGAGCAAGTGGAGCAAATTCAATTTTTAGTTCAATAACTTCCGCGGGAGGTGGAGGTAGTGGCGGTACAACAGGTTCAGCACCTTGTGCACCAGGAGTTGCTGGTGGTTCAGGTGGTGGTTCAACTGGTTACGTAGCTCCAGGTTCTCTTCCAGTATCAGGCGGTGCAGGAAATACACCTCCTGTAGCACCACCTCAAGGTAATGCTGGAGGTAATTCTCAAGGAAGGTACGCTTCTTCAGGAGGCGGCGGTGCTACAGCAGCAGGAGCTAACACACCTTCGGGATGTAATGTTGCATCCTCAGCTGGTGGTGCGGGAGCAACTACAGTAATTACAGGTACACCTTCATCTTTTTCTGGTGGTGGCGGTGGAGCAGGTTATGGTCCCCCAAGTCCAGCCGTAAAAGGAGCTGGTGGAACAGGCGGTGGTGGAGACGGAGGAGGAACTGATAGAGGCACTATGGCTGGTGCGGCTGGAAGTGCTAACACTGGCGGTGGCGGAGGTGGCGGTGGATACGCACCACCTGCAAGTCCTCCAGGTAGTGGAGCAGCTGGAGGGAGTGGTATAGTAATACTAAGATATAGATTTCAAAATTAGGTAAATTATGAGTACTGTTAAAGTAAATAAAATAACTCCTAGAACATGTAACTCAATTCAACTAGGAGAATCAGGAGACACCCTAACTATTCCATCAGGTGCCACACTACAAAACTGTGGAACAGCTACAGGTTTTGGTTTATCTTTTTGTACAACTGTTAAAACTTCTCCATTTACGGCTACAGCAGGAAAAGGTTTTTTTATCAACACAGGCTCGGCAGTTACAGTAACTTTACCAGCATCACCCTCAGTAGGTAATGAAGTAATCGTTGTTGATTCCACAGGTCAAGCAGCATGTAATGCAATTACACTTGGCAGAAACGGAAGTAAAATTAAAGGTGGTTGTCAAGATTTACTCATGACAACAAATAGAGGTGGACTAAGAATAGTTTATTCAGGTTCATCACAAGGTTGGGTTACAGCCACAGCAGGTAATGATGCAACTATGCAACCTGCTTTCATAACGGCAACTGGTGGAACTGAGTCAACATCAGGTGATTTTAAGATTCACACTTTTACGTCAGACGGAACTTTTACCGTATCTAAATTAGCAGTGGCCTCAGCTAACAACAAAGTTTCTTATATAGTGGTAGCAGGAGGTGGATCAGGAGCACCATCACAAGGTTGTGTAGGTACATCGGGCGGTGGAGCTGGTGGTTTTAGAGAGGGCAGAAACAGTCCAGTAGATACTTATACGGCTAGTCCATTAGCAGCAGCAGATTCAGGTTTAACAGTCACAGCTTCAGCATTTCCAGTTACTGTTGGAGCAGGAGGGACTGCGGGTGCAATAACATATCCAAACTCAAAAGGTGTAAATGGTAGTAATTCAATTTTTTCAACAATAACAAGTGCTGGAGGAGGATTTGGCACAGGTGGTGGAGCACCAGGACCATCAGGCACACAAGTTCCAGGCGGTCCAGGCGGTTCAGGTGGTGGAGGAGGAACTTGTGGAAATAGTGGTTCCTCTGCTGATCCTGGAGGCACAGGAAACACACCACCAGTAAGTCCAGCACAAGGAACAAATGGTGGATCGGGCGCTGCAGCTGCTGCAAATAATGGAGGTGGCGGTGGAGGAGCAACCGCTTCTGGCACAAATGGAACATCTCCAGGAGGATGTGGTGGAGCAGGAGCAACAACAAATATTACAGGTTCACCAGTAGCATACGCTGGTGGTGGCGGAGGTGGTAATAGTCCATCTTACGCATCAACAGGAGGCACTGGTGGTGGAGCAGCTGGTAAAACAAGATCATCAGGAGCAGCTGCTAACGCTGGAACCGTGAATACAGGTGGCGGTGGAGCAGGTTCAAGTGGAACACCTTCAAACACAGCGGGCGGATTAGGTGGTTCTGGAGTAGTTATAATAAGATATAAGTTTCAATAATGGCTGAAATAAAAGTAGATAAAATAATTCCAGCAACGGGATCTAGTATAGCTTTAGGAGAATCAGGTAAAACTGTTACTATTCCTTCAGGAGCAACTTTAGATGCCTCTGCTGCAACTTTAACAAATATAGGTGCTAGAGTATCTTATTGTACTTCACTAAAAACTTCTCCATTTAGCGCTTCAGCTTCAAGAGGATATTTTATAAATACAGGTTCAGAGGTTACGGTTACATTACCTTCTAGTCCAAGTGTGGGAAATGAGATTATTATAATTGATGCAACGGGAAACGCATCATCAAATGCAATTACGTTGGCTGGTAACGGATCAAAAATAAAAGGTCAATGTGGTAATGCTGAATTACAAACAGACAGAGTAGGAGTTAGAATAGTTTACTCAGGATCAAGTCAAGGTTGGGTGACTGCTACAAGTGCAAATGAAACAGCTCCAACTTTAGCTACAGCTCAATACATTGCTGCTTCTGGTGGAACAGAAACAACGTCAGGTAATTTTAAAATACATACTTTTAATAGCGATGGCACATTCTCAGTATCTGCTGGTGGAAATTCTTTAGGTTCAAACACAGTTTCTTATGCTGTTGTGGCAGGGGGTGGAGCAACACAAGGTTATAGTTCAAAAGGTGGAGGAGCAGGAGGTTACAGAGAAGGTCTTGGATTAAATGATTCTTTTACAGGTTCACCTTTAAGAAATCCAACAGGAGTCCCTGTAGCATCAAGTCCAGGAAGTTATCCTATTACGGTGGGTGCTGGAGGTGCAGGGGGAACAGCCAATTATCCATCAACTGCTAGTTCATCTCAAAAAGGATCAAATTCAGTTTTTAGTACAATTACGTCTACAGGTGGTGGTTCAGGAACAGGTGGTAGTGTAACTAGACCTTCCGATGTGGCTAATGGTGGATCAGGTGGAAATGGTGCAACTGGTAATACACCTCCAGTAAGTCCTCCTCAAGGTAATGATGGTGGGCCAAGTGGTGGAGGTGGTGCTGGTGAAGCAGGAGACACAGATGGTAGTGGACAAGGTGGAGATGGTGTTTCAACCGAAATAACAGGCAGTGCCGTTACAAGAGCCGGTGGCGGTGGTGGCGGTGGTGGAGTTGGAGGCGATGGTGGAGGAGGACCTTCAGTAGGTGGTAGCAGTGGGACTTTTCAAGCAGGAACGAGTGGCACAGCAAACACTGGTGGCGGAGCAGGTGGTGGTTCAGACTGGAGTTCAAGTGCAGGTTCTGGTAATGCTTCAGGTGGTTCAGGAGTGGTAATAATAAGGTATAAATTCCAAAATTAATGGTTTTACAAATTTTAATAAATAATATATAAGGAGAACATTATGGCACATTACGCAAAACTAGGAGCAAACAATAAAGTTATATCAGTTCATGTTGTAGCTGATAAAGATTGTCAAAATGCTAGTGGTGTTGAAGATGAAGAAGTAGGTAGACAGTTTTTGGAAAGAATTCATGGCTGGCCTCTTTGGAAAAAAACATCTTACAATACATTTGGCGGACAACACAAAAATGGCGGAACACCTTTAAGAGGTAATTACGCAGGCATAGGTATGACTTATGATGAAGACAATGATATTTTTATATCTAAAAAACCTTATGCTAGTTGGGTGCTTAATACAGCAGAAGCAAGATGGCAGTCACCAGTGGGTGATGCCCCAGAATTATCTGAAGAAGAAAGAGCAACTCATAGATATGAGTGGGATGAAGCGAACGGGAGTTGGAATAAAGTAGAAATATAATTTATGCAGAAGGTGGTGCTGTCTGAAATTGATTTGTATACTGGCGAAGTTGCGATGCCTAAAGGTTTTGATATCGACCTAGATAAAATAAGAAACGATATTATAGAATCCTACATACAACAAAAAAGAATTAATAATAATCCAAAAGCTTATGCTTTTGATGATTATGTTGTGCCTTTTTCACAACCATTACAATGGATGCAAGATTATATAAGAGATCATTGGAGAGTTGAATATAATAGAACTTTAGTGACTAAAACTATGCATGGTAATGTTATACATCCTAAAGAAAAATCTTGGACAAGACATCAAGTTGATCCTGTTGATTTACGTAACTCACCGGATTATACTTTAATTTATGGTGTTGATGTCGCAAAAGATTCTTCAGAATGTATTATTGAGTATGATGACAACAGAAGAAAAAATAGAACTTGGCATATACCTATAAGGAATAATTATTTTATTATGTTTCCAGCTACTAATAAATATTCTTTTTCACCCAACACTTCTAACAGTTTAAATATAATTTTAACAATTAACTATGAATATATCTAATTACTTTTGGTACTTTCAGTCTGCAATACCACCAAGAATTTGTGACATGATTGTACAATATGGTAAAGCAGAAAAGCAAAGAGAGATTATGGCCATCACAGGTGGTTTTGGTAGAGACAGAGATTTAGAGAAACAACCTCTTACAAAAGACGAAATAAAAAATTTACAAAAGAAAAGAGATTCAAATATTGTTTGGATGAATGATAGATGGATATACAAAGAAATTCAGCCCTATGTTCATATGGCAAATAAAAATGCAGGTTGGAACTTTGATTGGGATTGGTCAGAGTCCTGTCAGTTTACGATATATAAAAAAGGTCAGTATTATGATTGGCATTGTGATAGTTGGGACAAAGCTTATGTAGAAGAAGGTCCAACAAAAGGAAAAATAAGAAAGTTATC